AATGAAGAACATGTTATGTTTAGGGTACAGGGACAGATTTACGCCCTGCAAGCTTTGAAACAACTTAGATTAAAGGTTAATGCTAATGGCTAAGGATACAGTAGAAAATCAAACTAGAGAAGCTTTAGGTACAGTACCTAGAGCAGATAAAACAAATATTCCTGTAGAAAAAACAGACCCTAGCTTTATTGAAAATTTAATTGGGCCAAGGGGTAGGATGATTAAGAGTCAAGTAGGTGATTTTTTTACTCCTGAAGAAGAACCTACAAAAGAAATTGATCCTTTAACCTTTGATAAAGTAACAGACTTTTTTATCAGAGAACGTGGACTAGAAAGAAGTGAAAAACTAGAAGGTGCTATCCGTTATTACTTAGGTCCATACGCAGGTAGTCTTGGTCAAGCTAATCAACTAATTAATCCTATTGTAGGACTGCAAGATGCTGGTGAAGCTACTAGAGAAGGTAGGTACATGGATGCAGTTACTGATACAGTAGCGGCAGGCATACCTCTTGCAGCAGCAAAACTAGCAAAACCTTTAGTTAAGGGTGTGCAGTCTGGTATAGACGAAGCAGTAGATGCTATTACAGAAGTAATGACTGGTAGTAGTGCAGGTGCTGTAGATCAAAGTAGACGAATGTTTATGAAAAAAGCTCCTCTTGCAGTAATAGGCGCAGGGGTAGCAGCATCTAGTGCTAGCTTATTGGATGACGTTGTTACACCATTAGCTAAAAAAACTGCTGGTGGTGGTGGAGCTTTAGGTGAATCTTTAGCAAAATTAAAAAGTTTAAGTACTGCTAGAGAAATAGAATTTCCAAAAGGGCAAGAAATATATAAAAGAGTTAGGGATGGCATATACCAAGGTTATTTTGAGACTTTAAATAAATACCCAGAACTTGCAAAACACGATGAAAAAATAAAAAAATTTTATAAGTTAGAAGATGAAGAGTACGTTAAAAATCTTTTTCCTTTAGTAACTAAACAAAATTTAACTAAAGTGTCTAATAAAGAATTAGACGAACTTTCAAATAAAATACAATTCGGCTTTAACGATTCAAAGGAGGAAAAATATGAAGCTCTTTATGAAAAATTAATTCTTATTAAGGAAGAATATATTAAAAGAGATTATAATCCTACATCTAAATCTCCTGAAACATCAACAGCAATAGAAGAATTAGATCAATCAATCTTTTTTGCAAAGTATCCTGAAGCTGAAGGAATAGAAGACTATGAAAACTTTATAACTTCAGGAACTATTCCATCTTTTCCAGATGTTTTAAGTAAGATGACTCCTGCAAACAGTGCTAGTGAACCAAAAATAATTTCTTTTAGTAAAAAACAAGATGACAAAAACTTACAAGAATTTTCTAAGAAATTATCTTCTACTGTAGCAGAGAGAGTTTCTAAAATGGGAGAGCTTGTAGGTGAGCTTAAAGAAGCTGGTATTTATGGTGACTATAATGTTGGTGCAGTAGTTCAAGGAAAAAACATTAAAGGTGATCCTAAACCTTTTACTGTAGAAGGCCAAAGCCTACAAAAAGTAAAATTAAACAACCCTACTTTAAAACGCACAGAAGAACGTTTAGGAATGAAGTTTAATTATATAGAAAAAGATGGTGACTATTATATTGCTATGTTAAATATTGCTCAAAAAGATGCTGATGGTATTACCAGAACTCAAGCTTATTTAGATGCAGTTAAACATAGAGGATATCCTGTGCTATCTGGGCCTACAGGAAGTGTACCAAAAGAATTTAACAAAGGTGGAACCGCAATGAACAACCAAACACAGATGGCTTTTGCTCTAGGTGGCGAGGCTGAGACAAGAGACCCAGTGTCAGGCAATAATGTACCTCCGGGTTCTCTCCCTGTTGAGGTACGTGATGACATTCCTGCACGACTATCTGAGGGTGAGTATGTTGTACCTGCTGATGTTGTACGTTTCTTTGGTGTAAAATTCTTTGAAGATATTCGCATGGAAGCAAAAAAAGGCTTGCAACAGATGGATGTTGATGGTAGAATAGGCGGTGAACCTATTCCCCCACAGATGCAGATGGCTCAAGCACCGGAGCAAGACATTGACGCAATGATTGATGCTGAGATGGGTAACATGAATGCTGGTGGTTTAATGTCTGGGTATGCTGAGGGTGCAGCGGTTACTGCTCCTTCATATACACCGGGTGGTGGGTTTGGTTATGGCTATGGTTCACAACCAATGTCAGCACCTCAAACAATGGCACCCCCTGCTCCTGTTGCTCCTGTGATTACAGCCACGGCTGAACCTGTTGCTCGTCAAGAGCCTGTAGGTGGTTGTCCTGAAGGAACTTTATGGAATGGTTATCTCTGTGCTGTTAATTTAAGTTATAATCCAAATGCAGGAGATCTTCCTGATGATCCTGAAACAACACCAGTAGAAAAATGGTATGAAGAGGATAATGGTAAAGCACTAGTTAATCCAGAAGAATACATAACAGAAAACTTTAATAAAGGTTCAGCAAGTTCTGATATTAATTCCCTTATTCCCAAGGGTCCGGGTGCACAATTAGCATTTGGAATTTTTGATCTTGTAAATAAAAAATCAAGCATTTCTAAAGCGGCTGCTGCTTATAGGCTTGCAGAAGCTAGAGATCAAATAATAGAAGGCAGCGACTTAGCAAAAATAGGAGACCAACTTTTTGGAAAAGGCGATTTTTTAGGTAGAGGGCTTGTTGGCTCTTTGTCTGATGGAGATTGGAAATTAAATAGTTATGCTAGAGAGCTTGGTTTTAAAAATTGGGAAGACTCTCAGTCAGAAGGAACTGTAGAAGGTAAGAGTGTCCAGACCACCTCTAGAGGCAAAACCACAACTGCCCCAATGTTTACAGGAATTACTAAAAAAGCAGCGTGGAAATCTTTAGATAAATACTTAAGTTTTAAAATTGGCGATGGTTCAAGAAAAGGTCAAGCATATAACATTGATCCTGCAGAACTGGCTGAACTTAGAGATACTATTATTTACACTGATGAAGATAGAGGTGGTTCTACTGGTGCAGGTGCAGTAGGTAATATTATATCGGGAAGAGCAAAAAATCGCGAAGGTGATGGTAATACAATAAGCTCAACTGGATATGATTTTGCCAACCCCCTTTCTCAAAGCAGAAAAGGCGCCCCAGCAGCTCCAGCAATTACTAGAGAAGTTACTCCTATCAGCTCTTCTGAACGTGCTAGATTAAGTGGCAATACTAGTAACAGCTCAAATACCTCTAATAACGTTGGTACGACCTTTAGCAGTAGAGGTAAAAATAAAAACAAGGGTGGTTTAATAACTAAACGTAAGAAGAAGTAACAATAAGGCTACCCAGCTACGGCTGGCCCCAATATAAAAGGAAAAAATATGCCTGAACTACAAACAATGGAATCCCCAAAGATTGCGGGATTTGTTAATCCTAACTTTAATCGTAATCGTAAACGTATAGAAGAAGATGAGAAAGAACTAGAAGCTCTTGAAGCTAGTACAGAAGAAGTTAAAGAAGAAGAAGTGGTAGCTTCTGAAGAAGAGCAAGAGGTAGATGACAAAGATCTTAGTCGTGAAGAAAAATCTTTTAAGAAACGTTATGGTGATGTACGGCGTCACATGCAACAGAAAGAAAAAGAATGGGAAGAAAAATTTGCTGCACTAGAGAACCGTCTCGGTGAAGAAAACATTCGCCCACCTAAGTCTGATGAAGACATTGAGTCATGGGCTGCTGAGTACCCTGATGTAGCTAGTATTGTAGAAACAATCGCTGCTAAAAAAGCTCAAGAGATGTTCAACAAAGCAGAAGATCGTTTGCAGAAACTAGATGCTAAAGAAGCTGAGATTTCTCGTACATCTGCTGAAGATAATATTCGTAAAGCTCACTCCGACTTTGACAAACTACGTGAGGCTGATGACTTTCATGACTGGGTTGATGAACAACCTAAGTGGGTACAGAATGCCCTCTATGAAAACTCAGATGATGCTGACTCAGTAATCCGTGTTATTGATTTGTACAAGGTTGATAATGGTATGACTAAAAGTGACTATGCAGCTAATCGTAAGAATGCTGCTAAGACTGTTAAGAAAGGTTCTAAGGCTAAGATTGAAGCAGATCAATCTGCTGGATCATACAAAGAATCTGATATTGCTAAGATGTCTGCTAAAGACTATGAGAAGCAAGAAGAAGCAATCACTGCTGCAATTAGGTCTGGTAAATTTATTTATGATTTATCTGGCTCTGCACGTTAATATACTATTGACAAAGTAAGATTTATTAGTATAACTAGGGTTAGTAAAAAGAAGCCACCGTAAGGTCTACCTTCTATACTGACCCCCCACTAAAGCTCAAACAAAAATACAAAGACTACCTGTATTAAGTCTAGGCCCGTATCAAACTAGTTGGCCGATTAGTTAAATTACGCACCCTAAACACTCAGCCTCTTTATTATACTGTTTAGCTCAACAAAGCCTAAACTTTATAGGAGGATCTATTATGGCTTTCGCAACCACATCAGGTTATGGGAATCTACCAAACGGTAATTTTAGCCCCGTAATCTACTCAAAAAAAGTACAGCTTGCTTTCCGCAAGAGTACTGTTTGTGGCGATATCACAAACTCTGATTATATGGGTGAAATTTCAGCGCAAGGTGATACCGTACAAATCATTAAAGAACCTGAGATTTCAGTAAGTTCATACTCCCGTGGTACAAGTGTTACCGCACAGGATTTGGACGATGAGGATTTCTCACTCGTAATTGACAAAGCTAATTACTTTGCTTTCAAAATGGATGACATTGAAGAAGCTCATAGCCACGTCAACTTCATGGACCTTGCAACCAACCGTGCTGCATACCGTCTTGCTGACAACCATGACCAAGAAGTTCTTGGCTACATGGCTGGTTACGCACAGGCAAGTCAACACGCACAAGCTAATGCTTTGAACACCAGTGTTAATGGTACCAAAGCTGTTACTAGTGCAGGTGCTAACGAATTGCTTGCTTCTATGCAACTGCATAAAGGTGACTTTGGAAATATTACTACCACTTCTGCTGGTACACATTCCATCCCGCTGACTGCACGTATGCCCGGAGCAACCTCGTTGCCGACTGCTACTGCTTCCCCAGCAATGGTTATTGCTCGTATGAAGCGTTTGCTTGATCAACAGCAAGTTGACTCACAAGGTCGCTGGCTGGTTGTAGATCCAGTATTCATGGAAATTCTTGCTGATGAAGATTCACGCTTCATGAATGCAGATTTCGGTGAGTCCGGTGGACTGCGTAACGGTCTGGCTGTAGCTAACTTCCACGGCTTCCGTGTATACTCTTCGTCTAACCTGCCAGCGGTAGGCACTGGACCGGGTACTTCGGGTACAGCAAACCAGTTGACTAACTTTGGTGTTATTATGGCGGGACATGATTCCTCCGTAGCAACTGCAGAGCAAATCAATAAAACAGAATCATATCGTGACCCTGACAGCTTTGCTGACATTGTTCGTGGTATGCATCTATACGGTCGTAAGATTCTTCGTCCTGAAGCAATCGTTACTGCCCGTTATAACGCAGCATAGGAAGGACATAGAAAATGGCTACTCTTACTACATTTCTAAAGCCTGTACATGGGCGGGGCAATCCTTCACGAAAGCCCTACTTGATTGAAAATATTGTTGACCTTACTGCAAGTGCGGTTGACGCTTCTTCAGGCGATATCATTCAGGCACTGACTGTTCCTGCAAGTACTGTTATTCTTTGGGCTGGTATTCAGGTTAAAGAAAGTGCAACCATGAACACTGGTAGTAATGCTACTGCAATTCTTGGTTCAGCAGTAGATGACAACGAGTACGTTGCTTCATTTGATATTGATGGCGCTTCTGATGGTGTTTATGCACCCACAGTAGCACAAGCTGCTGTGCTTGTTGCTGCTGCTGCAGATACGCTGGATTTAACTTTTACTGGTGACGGTGCAACTTTCACTGCAGGTAAGCTGCGTGTCTTTGCAATGTTGATGGACGTCAGTGAAATTGGTGTTAGTTCTGCCGATGAAGTAGATCGTGATCTGCTGGCTTAACTTAAAATATATACTTTTGGGGCTGGCTATATGCTGGCCCCTTTAGTGCATCTTAAGGAAACATAATGGCATATAATTATCTAGGTTTAGTCAATGACGTAAACAGACGTCTTAACGAAGTGGAGCTTATTAAAAGAGATTCACCTTCTGTAGTAGATACTTTTTCTAATGCCATAGGTGAATATGCTATGGTTAAAGATGCAATCAATGTTGCTATAAGACAGATTAATCAATACGAATTTTCATACCCTTTTAATAGTTCGGTTAATAGCAGT